GTATGTATGTGTTTACTAATGTCAAGTAGTTGCCTGTTAAACTTGCACCACCTGTTCCAAGTATATCTGTACTTATTTTATTATATAGGTCTGTGCCTAAATAATTTCTTATGTGTATTTCCTGCGCTATTTTCACAAATCCAATAAACTTGTCCACGTCCACCGATCCGTCAATAATTGAGTTCCTCTTTAAATCTATTGGTTTTATGAATAATGCTGTTGCCATCTTTTAACTTTTTTTCCAGTAATTATTTCTTCTCGATGCTATTTGTGAGACCTCAGGTGGGTTTTTTTCAAATCTTGCATCCTTTTTTTCGTTTCTTGGTAATGCACTTATAATACTTCTTGCTCTACCTACTGATATTTTTCTGTTACCTTTTTTCAAATATATTTGTCTCATCCAATAATGTGAGCAATTTACGCCTCCTTTGTATAACCAAATATTGTAAGTACTTGAGCCTTTTGGTGCAAGTTCACTATTTGCTGTACTTTGTTTATTTAAATCTTCCATTCGATAAACTCTATTTGCAGCTAACATTTTTTTACAAAATTCTCTTGATTCTCCTTTTGTTGATCTACCTGCTGTATATTTATATCTTATTCTAAATAAACTAGTATCTTGTTTGTCTTTTTTTCTTGAATCGCCACTTACAACACTTGCAAATTCAAAATAATTTTTTATTTCACTCTCATCGTCAAAAGCAGGTGTTTCATTTAGTAATTGCCATTCGTCATCCATAATTTCACCTTTTGATATGATTTCATCTGCTATTTTATCCATTTCATCAGAACTTAAATTTAAATGGTTATGATTACAAGAGTCGTCACTTAATTTTACACCTGTTTCCTCCTCCTTAGTTTCTTCATCCTCTACATTTTCTAAGTCTGTAAATTCTAAAGGCTGTAAAGTTTTAAAGTATAGTTTTAAAGATATTTTATTATAAGCTAATATTTGGTCAAAAGCATCTATTAATAAATGTTGGAAAGGTCTAATCACAGTATTGTCTAAAAGTGTTGATGCAGTTTTTAATTCATCTGCATTATTACCTAAACCTGTTTGATCTTTAATACCAATAAGCATAGGACTTACAATTCTGTGCGATACCATAATTTTTCTCGTGCTTTCTTCACTTAAGAATTGATATTGTTGGTGTGCATCAGATAATTGTACAGGCTCTATGTTTGCTGCTGTTTCTGCATTGTCATTAAAGGCTAAAATAAATTTACCACTATTTGACGTGCCTGAGAACTTTTGGTATATTCTTTGCTCTATAAGCTCCCTTTCTTCTTCGTTAGGTACTCCATTGTTAAAGTTAATTAGCATACTTGGAGACATACCATTCATTATATTATTCAGATGAAAGTTTCCTATCTCCTCCTCTAGCTCTGAATATTGCAAACCACCTTGATAATCTACAGGACTATAATAATGAAATCCTGCTCTATAAGGCCTTACATATAATATCTCTATTGCCTCTTTACTTGTACCAAAAGCAGGTATTCTTTTTGCCTTACTTGTTGGTTTATATTTTGACCAGTCAGAAAAATAATAATAAGCCTCTATATCTCCATCATCATTACACTTCTCAGCTCTTAGTGTTTCCACAGGGAAGTGTTCTATTTGTGCTATTGTATTTCTATCCTTAGAATAAATTACTTGCATTGCACATTGACCCATAAGTTTTAAGTCATAACAAAGTTTTCTTGTGCAGTCTGCATTGAATAAAGAAATCATCTTTGCATACTCATCAGGTTTTTGATTTGAATTTGTAGCATCTAACCCTCTACCATATATCATAGCAGATATTGCATTTATGATTGCATTGTTAGTAGGACTACCATTGTACCTGTCTATTAGGTATTTAAAATAATTATTATCCTCTCCATAAGCTACCCACTCTTTATTTTTGTATTCTACAACTTTAGGTGTTGTATAACTACTTAAATTTATAAATCTTAAATCGTTCATACTATTATATAATCGTTATCGTGCGATCCTGCTGTTTCATCAAAAGTATATTCTCCACTATTAATATCATAGTAATTATTGTTTGCTTGATTAATAGTTTGGTCTGTGCAAAATATTTTGTCTTTGTAAACAACACTTGACCCACTTAGTAAAGTTAAGTCATAATATCTACCCTCTTTCAAAACAGGGCTTATAGTTGCCGATACTCTTTTGTGATTTGTAACATCACTCGCACTAACACTTGCACTAAATACTTCTTCGTTCTTACTTGTATCTCTTAATTTCATTGTATATGTAGATGCAAATGTTCTTGGTATTACATCAAACGTCTGAGCAGAGCTACTCGTAGTCAATATCTTCATACTTATATATCGAAATAATAATGCTATTTTGTATAGATATAAAAAAAAAGGAGGCATATAGCCTCCCTTAATTTATAAACCATAACTCTTTATGCGTTAGGATCAATAGGTGAACTCGCATCATCTGATGGTGCTGCTGCACAGAAGAATGGTGGGTTAGTTTCTTGTGCAGATAATACTAATGTAAATCCTGACAAGTCCGCCATTGCTGCTCCTGAGACTATAGTCCCCCCGCTTACCTCGCATCCGTGTTCTTTACCTAATAAGAAAGCATTACCGTTATAATCAACAACTACAACTTGTGGCCTACCGTGAGCAAGTAATTTAATTTGCTCTTGTGTAGCCTTATCTAAAAATTGTAATGTTAAATTAAGTGTACTTTCGTAAAAAGTTGTTCCATTTTCTCTTGAAGAGTTTATGGCTGTTTCTAAAGATGAATTACCTTTTAAATCATATCTGTAAAAATCTACAGAGCCATCAAGAGTAACAGAGCCATCTCCAGCTATTGCTAAATCTCTTGTTGTGTTGCTGTAGTTAGAAAAGAAAATATATCTTAATCCACCTACACCTGATTTACAAGCTAAACTTCTTCCATTTGTTATATTACAAGCCATATTTTTATTTTTTTAAAAAAAAGGTAAGTAGGCTCATACCCACCTACCCTTTTTATGTTAAACATTATTACGAGTATAATACAATGTCAGAGCCTATTCCGTGTTGTACTCCTGCACTTCCTCTTAATACTACTCTTACATTTTGACTTCCGTCAATGTCAGCCATATCAATTAACTTAACTTCTTGCCAGTCGTTTAATAGACCTGTTCCAAAGAATAAGTTTGATGCTTCAGCAGCTACCATTGTATCAGCCGCTAGGCCTGGAGCTGTGAATAATGGAACACCTTGAAAGTTCATTTCAGTTTGTCCAACGTGATACAATTCTCTATATCCTAAAGCTGCTTGAGCTTGAATGTAGAATTTTGCTGCACTTGTTGGTAGGTAAATCTTAACATCTTCTTTTGAATATACTGCACTTGGAATAGCATCAACTACTTTTCCTAATTCTGCAATAATGTTTGAAGCTGATAATGTAGTACCTGAAACATCTACAACGTCTCCGTCAGCAAGTAATAACGTCTTAAATCCGTCAAACTCTCCTGCTGTAGCAGTTGCTCCGTTCCAAATGTTTTGCTCAATTTTCTGTGCTACTTTAGCTGCAACTTGTGCAATTAAAAAGTCAGAAAATGATTTGGGTAGATTGTCGTACTGACTGAAGCCCATTTCTTGAGCATTCCAATCTTGTCTGAAATCTTTTTTACATAGTTGTAAATTCACTTGGAATTCCTCAGGTTGTAGGATTCTCTCAGTCAATGTTACATTTGAAGTAGGGTCAAAGTCGCAAGAAGCATCTTTTAAGATACTGTCTAAAGCTAATTTTTTGATTACTTCTTTATATTTAATATTGGGTTTAATTGTAACCCCGCCTTGTGATAATGTTACACCACTTAATAAAGCTGCTGCTATATATTCACCAGCAAACTCACCTGCATAAGTAGTAGTTATCGAAGTTGTAGTCGCCATATCTTTATATTTATTTATTTAATTAATTATTAACTTGGATCAGTAGCTGTAATTGACCCTGCTGAGTTTCCGATTCCCCAAACATACCATTTGTTACCATCAGACCAAATATCAATAAAGTCTCCTACTGATTCTGCTGATGCTACAAAGTTAATTTGGTCCTCTCCTGAAGCTGCAACACTTGCTCCATTAACTACTAAAATACCATCTATATTGTCTCCCTCTGCACTATCAATAATGTAGTTTGATGTATCAAAAGCATTTGCTACAACAAATCTAAAATGTAGTCCTGATTCAACTGACGGTAATGTTACCGTTACACCTGCACTTGCTGCAAGTTCGTACCATTTTCCACTATCTGCCGCAGTCAATGTAACTGCTGCTGATACCGAATCAACATCGTTTTTAATTCTTACGACATCGTTATTTATATGCGTTAATACTGCCATAATTTTATATTTATTTATTTATTACTTATAGTTTCCATTACTCTATCAAGAGTAGATTTTTTCCTGTTTTGAGCAAACTTAACTTTTAAGTTGCTTTTCTTTTCTTCAGGGTTGTGCTTTAAAGGCTCTGCAGCAGGTTGAGATAATTGTTCTTTAAGAACTTCTTTTTCTTCTGCTTCGCTATTTAAAACCTCTGTAACTGCCAAAGATACTTCCTCTTGAATCTGTGATGACATTTCCTCTTTTTCTTTTGGAGAGATTAGTTTTTCAACCATATCTTTAAGTTCGTCAATTTCTTTTCTGAACTCCTCTCTTGTTACATATCTCATTTCTTCTTTGTCGTCCTCTTTTTCTTCATCCTCTTTTTCTTCCTCCTCTTGAGCTTTAATTTCTTTAATCACTCCCTCTTCTTCGACAACTAATAAACGAGAATCTTCAAGTTCGTACTCTCCGACAGGTAGAGCAACATTTTCGTCCTCAGTTTTAATAAAGACCTCTTTGCCTGATTCAAAAGCATCTGCTTCTAAAACAGTTCCGTTCTCTAATTTGAGTTCAGCTAATTGAATATCAGATAGCTCAACACCTAAGAGATTTTTTACTTGTTTTATCATTTCTGTAGCTTTCATAATTATATATCGCTTTTTTAAATTAATTTTGCATTTTTAACTGCTTCTTGTTATTTGACCTATGCCTTGTGCGTGTAGTTCTCCTGTACAACACTCAATTTTGTAAGTCAATTCGTCTTTACATAAACAAGCTCGTCTCCCTCCTATTGGACTTGTATAGCTAGGTATGTAATCTTTTTTTTTCATTTCTTGTTACTTTTAGGATGTCCTTTTGGTAACAGATCAAAGTCTCCTGTGTACTTAGGATTTTGTGGCCTACCATTTCTTACTAAATACATATAAGCATTTACTCGTGCCTGAGCCCAAGCTGTAGGAGATTTTATTCGAGGACTATGAGATACATTGAACGCACCTAAGCCTCTTTGAAATACTGCTTTTAATTGTCCTACTGTTACACCATATCCTAATTTATCTTTATATCTTTTATTAAAGTCATCTGCTTTTTTTTGTAAAGAAGCTAAATCTTTTTGTGAGACCTTTGCTCCCCTGCTTGTTGAAGCATCTCCTTTAGCTGTTCCTTTACCTTTTGGATTTGGATTAGGTGTACCTGACTTTGGTGCTTTTTTACTTGGTCTTATACCTCCTCTTGGCCCTATCTTTGCGTAGTCATCTCTTTTAACGCATTTGTGTTTTTGATAATCTTTTTTATATCCTTTTGGACATTTGTATTTTTTGAACTCCTCCTCACTTAATGCGTGTTTTTCACAAGGCATATACCAAATCTGATCCTCAAAATCGTGTTCGTGTATTGAATCACATCCTATATCCTTTGCTATCTTTTCAGCCATTGCTTTATCAGCATAAGCTAATCTATCCATAATTATTGCAAAGTCATCATCAACTTTTTTTGATGCTAATTCTATTTCTCCAAGTTCTTTTAATTTAGATTTACTCCATCTTAGACCTGCTTTACCTCCCCATAAATAATAGCTTATTGTTCCACAAGCCTGATTATCACTTGGTTTAAAATATTCCTCAGCTCGTGATAAGTATGAGTACATTCTTTTAATTGTCTCTTTGCTTATAGGTTTACCTTGTGCTAATTGTTGGGCTCTAATTTTACCAACATCTGTAGCACATTTATTGTTTACTTTTTTATTTAAGTCAATACCTTTTTTAGCATTATTCTTGACACCACTTGGATAATCAGAATATGATTCCATAATCATTTTTTTTCCTGCCTTATATCTTTTATCATTTCTAATTATACCCCTTACTGCTGATAATAATTCCTCTGCCTCTGCCTCCTCTATTTTTGCTAAATCTTTAATGGTAGGGTCTTTTGGTCTTTCTGCTCTATCAGCGAAATAGCCCTCAATACTAAATCCTTTGACTTTTCCTGTTTTCACAAACTCTTGCCATACTTGTTCATTATTTACTTTTACTGCACCTACCCAAGTACCTACAGGATATTCAAGATTATATAAAGCTGTCTTGTCTTTTTTAGAATCCTCTACTATCCAAGATTCTACAAGTGATAAACCTTTTAATGAGTGTTTATGTTCAAGTGTAGAATTATTTTGGTTTCCTTTCTGTAAATAAATTTGGGAGGCCTTTCGTACTGTATCTCGTGAGAAGTATATATAATATTCATCTTCACCACTTTTTCTGTAGATAGGTTTGTTAGGTACAAGTAAAGCTCCCAATAAAATTCTTTTCTCTTTATCTACCTCTGCTAATTGTAATTGTTGTTCACCTTTAAGTGCTATGAAGTCCTCCTCTATTGCAGGATTCTCAACAATACTAATTGCTTCTATGCCAGTTAAATCTTCGTTATCGTCTAAAATTAATTCAACTATCTTCATAATAATATATCGTTTTTAATTAATTATTTTGCTTATCCTATAGCACTTTCTCTAATTATGTTTCTATCTAAACTTTGTGCGGTTGTTACATCTCCTGATACAACAAATGCTTTAACAGGTTTCTGTGTTTGTGTAGCTAATGTTTGTGCTAATTGGTTTTGTGTATCAGCACCAACTATATTAAATGCAGGTGCAGATGGAGCAGAAAATCCACCACCTGTCGTACCAATAGATGTACTACCTGATATACCTCCTGTTTCGCTACCTACTTTTACTGATTTGATTTTAGCAATATTAGTTGCTCCTGCTGCTGCTGCAATACCTGCTTGAATAAATGGGTAGGGTGGAAAAACAGTTGTAATTGGATTATCTGAAGCAGTTTTAAATGCGTTTATAGTTCCTGCTACTGCACTTATTGTTGCTTGAGCAAGTGCTGCTGCCTTACCTATTTTACTTCCTTTACCTGCTATCATACCTATTAACTGCAAAGTGTCCATTGCTATTTTCACTTTCATATCGTTAGTCAATTCCTCAAGCTCTATCTCTGTATCTTTGAATTGTGCTAATTTTTCTGTTTTTGCTTTTTCTAAATTTTCTGTATCTAAATTGTTTTTTTTGGCAAGAGCAATTAATTTATCATAATGTTCAGTAACCTTTTCTATCTCTAAGGCTCTTTTTTCTTCTTCTGATACAGCCTCAGCATCACGGATGTTCTTTTTTAAATCTGCTAATTCTTTTTCAGCTTGTGCTTCTTGTGCTTTTCTTTCTTTCTCCTCAGCATCTTTCTCAGCTTGTGCTGCTTTTTCTTCTGCTCTTTTTTCTGCTTCTATTCTTTTTCTTTCTGATTCTGCTTCTCTAAGGTTTGTTGTTATTTCAGCAGTTAGTGTTTTTTGTTTTTTAAGTCTTGATGCCTCAAGCTCTATAAGTCTTGCTTCTAATCTTGCTTGTTCGTCTAAGTCCTCTTTTGTGGAATTACTTAATTCGTTTTGTTGTTTCTTTGCCTTAAATCTTAATTCTGCTGCTTTTATTTCTTTTAAGGTAATTTCCTCCTCTATTCTACCTGCTTCTTTTAGTGCTGCAATTCTATCCTCTATACTTACATTTTCTTTATCTGCTGCTTTCTCTCTTAACTCATTAAATTTTCTTGTGGCCTCTGCTCTGTCAATTAACAATTTTCTTTCAAGTTTATCAGCATCAGCCCTCATATCAGCTATCTCTCCTGCTGTCTTTATCTCTTTTCTTGTTTCTTCACCAAAGTTTCTAATGCCCTCAGTAACATCTTTTAATGCTTCTTTTGCTTCTTTGAAGTTGCCTGTAAAAACATTTATAATTGCACTTCCAAAATCTGATAATATATCTGTAACATTACCAATTACAACACTAATTTGTGTAAAGAATTTTGTAAATTTATTTTGACCCTCCTCTGATGATCTAAATGCGGCTGCTACTGATGTGATGGCCACCACTAAAGCACCAATTCCTGTAGCTATTATAGCTGTTCTTAATAGTTTAAATCCTACTGTGGCTTTACCTACACTACTTGTAACACCTGTGATACCTGTTATTAGTCCTCCTGTTTGTCTATCTAATATGCCTATGACACCTGAATAGTCAGCAGTTTGCTGAGTAGATTTTTGTATTATCTTATTGTTTTCTCGTCTTTCTTTATTTATATCTTGTACTGCCTTTTTTTCTCTTTTTATTCTATTATTAGTCTTTTCTATTTCTTTGTTTGTCTTTACTCTCGCATTTAAGGCTTTGTCAGTAATTCCTGCTTGTTTCTCAAGAGTTTTGTTTAATACTACAAGTTCATCCTCAAGTTCATCAATTAATGATTCTGAAGCATTCAAAGATTTATTTAATTCTTCTATATTTTTTCGAGCTTGATCTGCTGTTATTTTTACATTTACTATAACTTCTTTTGCCATCTTATTTCTTTTTTAACTTGTTTGTAACTTTGTTTTATACTTTTTGGTAAACTGTATTTACCCTGTGCTATTCTGATATTCTCAGTTTCACCATTTGCGAACTCTAATAATTGTAATATACTTTGTATCATAACTTATTCAATAATTCTAAACTACTCTCGCCTGTCTGTAGGTTTGTAGTTATTTTGTTTATTATAAATGCTTCATTACTTATAATAAGTGTATCACTTAATTTGTATTGTAATAAAAAGCTCTGTGGCAATATGGCCTTAACTTTTACTAATCTTCTGTTATAGCTAAATAAATCACTTATATAATCACTATAATAAGTTTTAAATAAAGTGTTGTCATCTATCTGACCTGTAACAAAAGGATTTATTTCTCTACTAAAATTTAAAGTTTGACTTGCTGTTACTGTTGTATAGGTAATTGTAATATGGTCTATATCATCAAAATTACTTATAATCTGAACACTATTTGTAACCACATTATTAATGGTAGTATTAGCTCCAGATCCTATATCCACATTTTGACTCGCATTGTTAGAATCAAGATAATTAAACAACACATTAGTAGATGAATCAGAAGAAACAGCTATATATACATTTGATAAGCCCTCTTGAAAATTAGTACCTCTATTTATAGTGCTAATACTTGCAGGTGTTCCTACACCACCACCATTAAACATTTGTATAGGTGTACTACTGACACTTGTGTTTTTTTTAACAAATAATAATGGTTTACCGATTGTAGGGCTTTGGTTGTCATCTACAAAGTACCCAAAACCAATATTAGTATCTGCACCTCCATTAACATTTTTAAGTCTTTCAAACAACATCTTTTCGTATGGTGTTTTTATAATATAGTCTTGGCCTCTATTTAATCTTGGGTCTCTACCACTATTACTTGCATCACTCGCTTTTACTGATCCGTATTCTCTTGAGTTTAGTTTGTTGTAATAAAAAGCCGCAAATGATTTAGGCTCTTCAAAACTAAAACCTATATCGTTAAAGGGAACACTAAAATTAGATTCTCCCTCCTCAATGTTTACGAATTCAGTTATATCTCTTGTTGTACCACTTGCATAAAAACTATCAAGTGTTTGTACTTTGATTTGACTAAATGTACTGCTTGATACATCATTATCTACAAATGCAGTTAAGTTAAATGTTTTAAATAGGCCTGTCAAGAAGTTAAGTATTTTCATATCAGGTATTTGGTCTGATATATATATAGTATCAACAACAGAATCAGGACTTATTGTACCTGCTTGTATAGCTAAATTTTGTGTACCTGTACCTACTTGCTCTAATATTTTAGTACAAGTAAGGCCATAAGTTAAATTCAATGATGTTTCTGTAGTTTCTATAACAAACTCTACATTATGATTTTCTACAGTTGTTGCAAGACTTGTTTCAAATTCAAATTCAAGGATAGTGTTTGTTGTTCCTGATATATGAGCAACCTCAGCAATAACCTCATTCGTACCGGCTTTCCTTAGCCTAGCTGTGAACTTTTTAGTATTAACTGTGGGTGTTACTGTCCATAGAATTTTCATTGATTCCTTATCGTCAAAACTTGTTTGACTTGTAAGGCCTGTAGCAAATCTAAATACACCTCCATCAAATACAGGTGCAATACCTGTAAAACTATGTGGAGGGTCTTGTGTAGTATCACTATCAAAAAACTCTATGACATCGCCTGTAAAACTTTGTATTTTATCTACTACAATTAGATTTGTATTTGTTTCATTTGTAGGTGTTACACCTATCTCTCCTTTGTTTCTGTGTAGCCACATATACAGATTTGAAAAGAATCCTGTTGTTTTAAAAAAGTCATCTGTAAACTTTATATCTATCTCATTGTCTTGCTCAATGACTTTTATTATATCAATAATTCTTAACGCAGGTTTTAGGTCTGTGAATTGAAAGCCTTTTGTTGTTCCTAATCTTTCTGTATTACCTGAGCCTGAATCAGCTTGGCTTCCACTTGCATATAAGTTTCTTGTCGTATCACTTCTTGCTTGTGTTGTTAATACACCTCCTGCTGCGCTATCATATATAAATCTTTGTGTGTGTGATATTAAAGGATAAATAACGTGAGCTGTTGAGACTGTTTGACCATTTAGTACACTAACATAACTTTCTAAGCCTTGCTTTACTCTTGTAACATTATAATCGTGATTAAATTGAGAAAAGTCTAAGCTACTTAATTTTCTATCTTGTACTCTATCTTTAAGCTGTATTGTTTGACCATAGAAAGTAATATTATAACTTTCAGGTACATTGTTTTTTAGTTTTACACCATTCATAACAATATATCCTGCTTTGAAAGGCTTGTAGTTTAATTCTAATATTGCATCTAATTTCGAGTTTGCATCAAATATACCATCAGGTATCGCATCTGATACTAAGTCTCTTCTATAGTAATGTTTAAATAATTTATTATTTACACTTGTTGCTGGTAAATTAAATGTCCTGCTGAAATCAGTAAATACTTTTTCTATGTCTCTTATGTCTTGAATCGTTTGTGTAAGTGTGATCTGCTCATCCTCAAATAAATCTAAATGCTGAAAGTTTATATCAGTAATAAGATTTATCTCATTCCATTTTCTAAATGTATTCTCCCACAAAGTATCTGTCAAATTCCAAATATCAGGATTTGGGTCAGGACTATCTAAAAGAATACTCGGTATTGCAAGGCCTACTTGATTCATTATCTAATAGTATTTAGTTTATCGTATGCAAACTTAAATTCAAGAGTATAATTAGATAGCCTATCGTTTAAGCTAGTTTTAAAAGTAACTTGTTTGTTTTGAGGTATAACAGGTAACTGCTGATTGTCTTTGAATAACCAACATCTTGGAGACATTAATAATTCCTCTATGACTTGATTATAACTATCATTCACATATCCTGTGTTTAGTATAATTTTTTCTCTACCCATTATGTTTCTTGTCTTGTATTGATGATTGTTTACAGAATATGTCGCACCTGTTGTAAGTGTATTGGCTTTATACTCCTCTCTTTCTATGTCAATACTTTCTATAGACTTTAAGAAAAAGTTTACTCTTTGTAAAGCTCCAAATCTATTAACAAATGTAATAGGCATATTTGTAAACTTCTCACAATGCTGCTCCTCTACTTTTATTGTTTCTGTACTACCCCCTGTAACTATATCTACACTTGTTAGGGTAGCTGTTGTACTTGTTGCATATTCTATTGCTGTATTTGTAGTATCTATGCCTGTACCAACTGTTACACTTGTTACTGTCGAACTACCATTTTTAAAGTTTACAGTAGTTGCACCAGTCAAAGTATCTGATCCTGAATTTACACTTAGGTTTGCTAATACAGGAATCTTTAATATCTCTTGACTTTCTCTAAATATAGTATCATTAGACATCAGCTTTGTTGTGCTACCTTTAAAAGCACTTAGAGATAATGTTGTTGCACTATTGGTTTGTGTTTCTGTTGTAAACCCATCCTCAAAATATCCTACACCATCAAAGGCTAACATATTAGTTGTTACTGCATCAAGAGCTGTGCCTGACGAGTTTCTTGGTGTTGCAACTGTCTTTACCCAAACATTCAGGCCATTGTTTCCAAATGTTCCACTAAAGCTGTATTCAATATAGTCTTTTATAAGCTCACCTATTTCAAATATTACAAAGTTATTGTTTGATACTTCGTTCTTTCTTAATTGATAAGTAAGGCTTGGACTTGTATCGTATGTACCACTAAATATTGAGATATCTAAATTACAGTCTGCTAAATTTGCATTTGCTACTTTTATATATACAGGTGAGTTTATGTTTACTTTAAATATTGCCATTTTCTATTGTTTTTTCTGCATCATTCACAAATGCTGCTATTAATTCTTTTGGTAGTGTTTCAAATCTCTTTTCAAAAGGTTTCGTAAAAAATAAACTTGGCCTTATACCTTGTTCAAATATTGTCTTTGCTATTGCAAAACTTAAGCCTTTTCTTTTTGTAAATTTTCCCCCCTCATCTCTTGGTGCTATACCTTTTCTTACAGTCCATTTATCAAAAGCCTTAGCAGGTGGCCTTTTGTTAGTATATTTAAAAGGTGTATCATACTTTCTCTTTGTACCTGAAACACCCTGATCTTGATAAGCTCCGTATTCCTCCATTAAGAATTGTAATATGAATCCTGACTTATCTGATATTATTTTATAGTCAAGAGAATTATATAAGGCCTTAGAAACATTCTTTTTATCTTTGGATAAATTACTTCTCGATTGCTGGATTACATACTTTGCAAAACTATTTAATATGTCTCTTGTATCTTGTAATTCCATTAGCAACTACTTATATCATTATCTATTAATATATCCATTGTTGCTGCCCATCCAGCTAATCTGTTTTCAAACCTTTCATAGAAAGGCTCACAAGTAGGGTCGCCCTCTAATTGATATTTTGTTGTATATAACGAGCCTCCTCTAAGCAGAAGTATAATTCTGTTCAATACTGCTAATTGAGTGTTAAGTATATCTTGCTCATTGTCATTACCAACAAATATATCTGTCTCTGCATCTTTGTATTCGTTTACAACATCCATAGCCATTATAGTTATATTAAAAGACAATGTTTGTTCTTGAGCTGTAACACTATTTACTATAATATGCGCTAAAGGGAATATTGTTTGTTTGTTTAAATCTATTTGTGTTATATCTCCAGTTGTTACAGAGTTTACGTTACTATCATTTAGTAGGTTTGTTTTTATTGTATCTGTAATTTGGTAAAAACCTCTTATACCTTGATTGCTCATCTCATTTTACTTTTTAATTGTTTCGTTTCTATGTCGCTTTTTTCTTTCATAAATGTTAGCATTGTTAAACATCTGTGTAAATTTAATTGAGTGATATTCTCAAATCGTCTAATATCTCCCTGAGAGAGTGCATAAATTGATTGATACCATCCCCACTTTTCACCAAACTGTTGGACTCCTGTAAGTGAAGCTCCTGCTTGTCCTGAAAATAATACGTCATAATCTTCGATAAGTCCATCCCTAAACGGTAAAAAAAAAACATTGATCCGAACACTACATTCATCGGCATATCTTTATACACTTCTTGACCTTGTGCTGTATAGTCCTCAATACTATATTTGTGTTTGTATTTGTTCTGTATAGGCCTGTATAAAACCGCCATAGCCTTTTCCATTTCATCCCAATTAGATATGTACGTGTCGAGATCAACATACTCACCTAAGCTCATCTCATCTAAGTTTGGTATAAAACCATACTCAATTCCATTCATTGTAAATCTATTTATAAGCTGAGGCTTCTGTTCAAACATATCTGATATAGTTTTGGTTATACTATTGACATCTTTGAGCTTCATTTGAAAGGCTTGTTTGTTGTCTATATGACAAAATATCTCTATCATCTTAGTTGCTAAAAAGTTCTCATCTTTATTCTCCTCTTGTGCTTTTAAAAACTTTTGGTATTGACTTAGTTTGATTTCTGACAAGTTATTTGGTACAGTTATTTTTACTCTCATATATATATATCGAAATCTAAAGTGGATTTTTGACAAAAAAAAAGGAGGCCCTTTTAAGACCTCCTATCATTGAGTTTGTAAAAAACTAAATTAAATCAATTTAAATTAAATTAAACAACTAACTAATTAACTCAATGTGTTCTATAAGTACATTAATTGTAACCATACTCCTAACCAAAAGAAAGTGGATAGTATTAATGCTTTGATAAAAAATTTAATGTCTTCCATAGTTTTTAGTATTTTCCCCATTCTAATTCGTCAACTTTTTTTGCTATCTCAAAAATTTTATTTGTTAAACTCATAATTTTGTTATCAATTTTAGTTATTTTTTTTGAGTTGCGAGTTTCATTTAAATTAAAATATTTCATCTCAATTCTTTGACCAAATCTATCTGACATTTCACCAGCGTGATGAAAATAATCACCTTTCTGTCTTGCTATACAGTATGCTGCATATTTAACATTATTTAGGTAACCACCATAGCTGTTTATATCTTTTACTTCTTTACAAAGGTAATAAAGCTCTTTTGCAAGAGTTTGCATTGCTTCTTTATTTTGTTGTAATTGTTTTTTTAATTTTTTCATAATGTTTTTTTTCAGTATGTTTTTAAAATTTTAAATCAGTTCTATCGTAGTAATCAACTTTGATATTAGAATTTCTTAATTCATAATAATTATCCCATATTCTTGAAGTCCATTCATCAACATCTTTAATTTCAATTTCATATATTGAATGTTTACTTTGTTTTAAGACATCATTTAAATTAACGACCATATAATATTCATCTTTGATACCAGCTATTAAAAGAGCATCGTGATTTATCAAGCCGTCCCAATGCAGCACTATTTGACCGACTTTGTATTTTGGTTTTTTTATAATTGTATTTTCCATTTTGTTTTGTTTTTTAATTATTAGTGCTTAAAGATTTTTTTATCTAAAATGTCTGTTCCGAAATGATCTTTAATATGTTTATATAGCCATTTCTGAGCTGGTATGTTATAAAGTGTTTTTTTATCTACTAAATCGTGTATGTCATACCAATTCACACCAATTAAAGCGCCAGCTAATTGAATGTTTTGAATGTTTGTTTTTAAATATTTCATATTGTTTTGTTTTTTATTATACTCAAATATATAACTTTATTTTGGAGTAATTAACATTTTTTAATAAAAGTTTTAGTTTTTTTTTATCTACCTCTGTTATCTTATTGCATATTTTCCCTTGTTTGGGTTTTGTAAGGCCATCATTAAAGAGTATCTAGCTGCATCAATACAGTCAGGATGGAGGCCTGTAGGTTTTTGTATATTGTTTCCCTCTTTGTCTTTATCCCATACATAGCCTTGTAATTCTCTTATTAGATTCTTAGACCTGGATGTTACATATATCTCATTCTGATTTATAAGGTTTATTCCATATACTATTGAGTCTCTGCCTTTTGTTACAGGGAATATTCTGTGGCCATAGTTTCTAAGCTCTTGTATTGACTTAGGCTCTGCACTATCTGCGTATATATGTTCCAAAGCTCTTTTGTCTGTTAAGAAATTACTTATGTCTCTGTTTAGCATACCTTTTCTATAAAGAAGCTCATCAAATATATAAGCATTGTTCCATTTGTATAATCTTATATAAGTTGTGGGATCAACAGAATAACCAAAGTCAAGACCTGCACATAAAAGCCTAGCATCATCAGGTATCTTGTCAATAGACTTCCAGTCAGGAATACAAGCACCCTCTAAGCTACCTATCTCTCCAAGTCCATATACTTTCCACCAATTAGCCCAATATGTAGATGTCTTAGCTTTTACTTTAGCTTTCTCTATTTCTTTTACAATGGATGTAGGTAAACTGTTATTATCTTTATATGTAAGTGTTAGGAAGTCTGTATCTTCTTGCCCTATCAATTCTTTATCTACCCAAAACAAATTAGTAGGATTATAGTCAAGCCATATATTACCTGATGTTCTTACTGCTAATTGTTGGTATGCTTCAAAGTTAATATTGTTACACTCATTAATAAATAAGTCTGTTCTCCTCGCACCTCTTAATTTGTCAGGTTGGTCTGTGCTAAAGAACTCTATATAGCTATAGTTGCTGAATTCGTATTTTAAGATACTTCTATTGAACTTTCTCTCGTCATACCTATTCAAGGCCTTCATTATGTTTAGAAAGTCTTTTAAAGCACCTCTACGCAAGTGTGGTACTGATTCAGCTACTACACTTATTTCTTTATGTGAGTTTCTACAAGCATAGTCTATAAGTATTAAGAGAACTGCAATAGTTTTACCAGCAGAGCTACCTCCTCTAATTATTCTTGTTCTTTGATTTAGTGATCTGAGTTTTTTAAGAGCTGTAGTCTTAGTAAACATTAATCTATAAATATTGGTTGGTCATCGTTGATATGAATATCTTTTGTTTCCTTAGGCCTACCAACATAGTAATTATAATAAAGCTGTACATACTTATAGTCTTTTTTTTCTAACCCCTCTTTCAAAGCTCTATAAGCTAAAGGCTCTAATGGTTTTAGTTTTTCTATAAGTTGTATCTCTTCTGACTTTGGTTTTCTACCAGCTCTGCCTTTTGTTGAGTGTCCGCCATTGTTTTTTCTACCATCCATAGAATTAATATAATTTAATTAATTAATCTTTTGTATATCTATATATCGAAATATTTAATTAATTTTTAAAATAATTTAATTTGTTGCAAGTTCATTCTTTTTTTTATTATATCACAATAGGCTTTGTCTATTTCATAGCTTATAGTATCATAACCTAAATTATAAGCTACTTTACTTGTTGTACCGCTTCCAGCAAATACGTCAATGATAGTTTGATTTTTTTCTGCTGTAGTTTTAATTATTTTGCCTATAACTTCTTCAGGTATTTGGCAAGGGTGTTCTGTTTTTTCCTCGCTTGTGTTTTTTACTTGATTTATCTCCCACCAGTCATATAAAGCTGCACCAGTTATTCCTTCAGCTAATCTTTTTTTTATTCGTTTATCACTAATATTTTTATATGGTTGTTTTACTTTTTTTAAATCTGGTTTACAACCCCACCAACTGATAAGCCTACTTTGTTTTCCTGTGTTACTATTATAAACCCAACAAACTACTTGCTCACATTTTACTTTTAGAGCCTTAGGTAATATGTTTATTGTTTCTTCAGGGTAGTGTATGATAACACAAGGAGTGGGTATTTTAGATAATAGTTTTATATATTCTTGTTCTCCTAAAGCATCTTTATAATTATTATAATGATATTTTTGATTATAAGGAGGGTCTGTGATTGTAAGACCTGAGGGTATATTACAATGTCTAAAATCTTTATTTATTATTTGTACCACCTTGTTCTATTTGATCTATGATGTTTACTATTTTGTTTATGTCTTCATTATTAAGATGATTAGCCTTTAATTTGACAAACTCCCTTTTTGATTTGTTGTTTACACCCTTGTTTGTTTTTGTTAACTGTGTAAGCCACTCTCCTATCTTTCTATTGTATTGTACATTTGTTTCAAAAGTATTTACTGCGTGTAGTACAGATGAATGACTTGATGTCTTTCCTTGTGATTTAAAGAACTCTGCTATTTCTTGTAGTTTCATCTTTTCATACTTGTATAGTACCCAAGCTAGTAAAGATCGTACCTCTACTATTTCTATCTTTCTTGTGTTTTCAAATACATCTAGCTTTGTTATTTTCTTTATTCTGTTTGCTATGTTTATTGCTTTATTCATATAAATAATCTTTTTTGTTGTTTATGTTCTTCTATTCGTTTCTGTGCAGCTTCAAAGTATTCTTTGTCTATTTCGTACCCTGTCAAATCATATCCAAGATTATGACAAGCTATTGCTATACTGCCACTGCCAAGATGTGTGTCAAGTATTGTATCGCCCTCTTTGGCATAATTCATTAAAAGCCATTCGTAAAGCATTACAGGTTTTTGTGTTGGATGGAATTTAAGTTTGTCTTTAGTATGATTACCAAAATGATCTATTGGTATGCACTTTGCAACAGAATTAAAACTTGTCCAAGCTAGTTCTCCATCAGAATAAGTAGGCCAAGGATTTCTTTTATACCAAAACAAAAAACAATTTGTAGAATATAAATGCTCTATAAAATTATTTGCACCCCATATAATTTGATTTTTAGATATTCGAAATAATTGAACAAAAAATTCTTTAGTGGGTTTTGAGCCAAACTTTTTCATATTACCCCCTAACTTATTTCTCATTTGTACTGTGGGGTTATTTTTATCTCTATATGGAGGATCTACGATAGCCAAGTCAAATTGATTGTCTGACATTTCTTGCATAGCCTCCATACAGTCTTGATTGTGTATGTTTATCATAATATTCCCTCTATTATATAATTATCTAAATCGTGGCCTTGTATAAAAAAGTTTTCAAATATTGTTAAGGCCTCTTCTGTTTTTCTTTTACCCTCTAAGTAAAACTCCTCACTACATTTCCATACACCTATATCTAGACTGCCTTTGTCGATAACCAGAAATGTAAAATCCTCATAAGACTTATTATACAAGTGGCAGTATAAATAACATTGTACATCGTAGGAGTATTTCTTAGCTGAGTATGGAAAACCTTTTATGTCTGTTGTTGTCTTTATATCTACAATACCTTTACTACTCAATACATCTGCTTTACCTCTAAATGGGAATCCTTGTATCGTATCTATTGCTGGTACTTCGAAATCGCAGTCTGTTATATATCTAAGAGCTTGTTCGTTCTTTAAAAAAGCATCTGCGATTTTCTCTGCGTTTTCTTTCTCTGATCTTGTATATACTAATCCGTACTTTTCCTTTGCCTCTCTATATGCCTTTGAGTTTTTACTTGCAACATTTACAAATATTTGTTCCTGAAATTTATCAGGCTCAAGTATTGACAGATGTATTAGCCTACCATCTCTTAGTGGTTGTGTTTCTTTACTACCATACTTTGTAACATACTTATATGTCTTTGGACTTGATAGTAGTAATTTTAAAGATGAGCTGCTTAGTACTAAATGTGATAACTCTCCATAGTAGAAATCATCATCTACCATTTTTTTTAACAAGTCTTGCTTGTTGTACTCGTTTCCGTCTAAAAGTTGTATCATTTTCATAATTTTGTTTTATTAGTTTTGTTTCTATATTATTGGTGTATTTGTGCATTTCAGTAAGGCACTTAATGTAATTACCTATTTCTTTTTTTCTTGTATCACTTGCTTTTTCAAAAGCAGATGTCATAGCCTGACCTAAGTAATTGAAAGATGCCTCGTACTTTTGTTTTGCTTTTATGTCCATTGTTCTAACATCAAAAGTAAACACAGACATATAAGGAACACAATAAATGCAAACTTTAAGGTCTGATAAGTTACCTCATCTTTTTTTGGGTTTCTACCTTGATTACTTCGATACTGTCTTTGTTTTTTCATTTTTATATATTTTATATTACTTTCTTTTTTTACATAGCCTATTTCATAAAAATAGTTGTCATTCAGATATGCTAGATAATTCTTTTTTTTTGATTTCATATCCGAGTTCTGTTAGTATTGATTTATGTTTTTCTATGTACTTTAGTACCTCTTGTTCTTTTTGTATTTTATGCCTACAGTAGGCCATTACTTGATTCTCTATTGGATTGTGATTGTTTTTTGCCATAGTTTTATTTTTACAGTTATCGGTTTTGTCGCCATGCGACATAAACCTTAATTCATATTAATACTTTTATTTGGGTCTATCTTGCTTGTTTTATATAAACCTTTTTTCATTGCTTCTATTCTGTATGGTATTACTACTTCGATGTTACAATTATCACAACATCTACCATTTTGTACAGGATTAGCATTGTTTCCCCACCCCTTAATTTCG